GGGCAGAAGAGGCCCCCCGCCCCCCCTAGGCCCCGGTTCCTGAAGATTGATTTGAAGAAGGGTGTTGTTGAGCAGGCCAAGGGCCCACGGGGTGCAATGGTCGTCGACGCGAAAGAAAAATTGGTTTTAATGACCCATGATGGCTTCTTGAAGAAAGTTGGGGCAACTTTCAAGGGCCCAATCTCCACGGGCTACGGTCCTGTGGCTCTTGCGAAACGGGAAGCTGAAGTTTCTCAGCGGAAATACCTCTGTGTCTTCAAACTGGAAGATCAACTTAAGGCTGTTGTGCTGAGTGGTGAAGACCTGTGCAAAGCAACTAGCAAGGGGAAGCTCTGGTTACCTGCCGAAGCCGAGTTTGTATACCTTGGTGAAGGCTCTTACCCCGTGCCCTGGGTTTCCCCGCGCAAGAAGAAGGTGGAGCTTAGCATCAGCACTGTGAAGCAAGGTCGCCCTGGAGCAAAAGGAATCAAGGTGGCCAACCTTGAAGAAGTCAAACTGTGAATGCCGGGTAAAACAATGCTAAACGATTACCAAACGACGCGATCGCTATACTGCTTCGGCGGAGCACTGTAATGAACGAACAACAGCTGATTTACCCGGTGGCGCGTTTGCTTGCCAACCCTCGGATTTTCCACGCCATCGCCAACTACCTCGGCGGTCCCGACGCGGAAACAATCAAAGACACCTTCTACGAGCTTCTGGAGCATGGTTTTCAAGCGTTTGAAGACCCGGATGACTTAAACTTTGACTCTGAGGAAGTTTGTTTTCTGACTCGGGAAGAAGGCGCGACTTTCGAGATCGTGCTTGACACCGGAATTGCAGCCAGCCTTGAAGCGATCGAAGGCGAACTGAGAGCTCAGTTTTCAAATGATAGTGAGATGGCGGCAGCCTCCGCAATCTACCAGAGACTTGTTACAGCGATCGAGGAATCCAACCCCGAGTTTGCAGGTAATATTGCACTCTGCTCCCCGCCTACCCCCGGAAACTTCTATCTGCGCTCCCGGGATGGTGATCGGTTTGAAGGAAGCTTCCATTTACTGAGCGACCCTGAGAGCCTATACTCGTTTAACGTTGAAGTCATCGACGTCAACACAGACCAACTGAGAGCAACGATTCGCCCGATCTGATGACTGCTGACAACTTAATTTTTGCAACCAACTCTATACGTTCCTCGGTCACTTCCCTCAAAAAGAAACTATCCAACCTCAAAATATCTGTAGAGCAATTTGACGCTGAGTTAGAAAAACTTGATACTAAATTTGACAATTTAGTTACTCAGTCCGAGATCTACAAGAGCAAGCTTGAACGGGAGATGGGTAGAGAAGTTCGTCGTCTTGAGAGAGAATTAAGCCTTTTGAGAAAAGGTTTATCAAACGAGAAACCAAAGATTCCTGCTTCGGGCGAAGAACTTCAGATTGCTACCACCATGTCAATTCTTGAGGTTGTTTTGCGCTCCGTTAGCGAGGGTGCCGAAGACTTCCGGCTTATCTCCGAATCCTTCCTATTCCCTGCAGTTATCGAGCGGGTTGTTAGGGGCGACGAGGAAGCTTACTTTCTGGATGAAGTTCCTACGAGCGCCAATCTCGTCGTTGAGCGTGGCCGCCAGTACGTGAACTGGATCCGAGAAACTTGCGACACCCACCTGACAGATCCCCTGGCTTGGGATGAATACAGCCCGCAGATCTGCGACTGGTGGCGGAATGACGCTCTGCCACTTCTGTACTCTTCGCGAGATGAACAGTGGGACATCGATGTGCCGCTCTCTCTTCAGGAAATGCTCCTTTGGCGAAGCAGCCCCGCTGATCGCCCGCTGCACTTCTCTTCGGTGTTCGACGCCTACGAGATCTACAAGAAGAACAAAGATATCGTCTACGAAAGCTCCGGTGTTCGCAACTTTGAGCTCAAAATGTTCTCCTTCAATTCTGCAAACTAATGGCACGGGCTCTTCAGAAAGTTGACCACCTCATCGAGAAGGTTGGTATCGGCATTGTTCAAACAGTCGAAACCAAATACCAGAAATACCTCGCTGATCCTACCGACAGAAATGCCCGAGAATACACCCTGTGGCGTCTTCGTCTTCACCGACGTTTGAATAACGATGTGAAGGTTCTGGAGGCAATCAACGAAGCTCGAAATCTCGGTCTCTTTGATGAAAACCCCGGGAAACTTTGCTGGGACTGCACCTTTTGAGGGTAAAATACACCTATGGTCATAGGATTTGTATGAACCCTCGTGCTGTTCAGATGGCGAAAGCCGTAGTTGATGCCGGTACTGTGGATGTAGATCTGCTTGGAAATGTTCTTGCCCCCTTCTATAAAAGCTGGGCTAACAACAGTGTGAATTATTACACACAGGTTCCACCGGATCCCACTTGGCAAGCTGGCAACCCGTTCATGGCTCAGCCTTGCGTGTACGGGTACAACAACGGGACACCGATCTACCGGTGGTTCCCTGTGCGACCCTCAAACACCTGGAACGGTGCTGGAGCAATCCCTGTTAGGGCAATCACCCCGTCCCTATACTCAGGATTCCCTGAGCCCCCGCCGATCGATACCCTGGCCTACGTAAACCCCTGAGTTTACCGCCGAGGTAACAAAGCTATACTAAGCCATGAAAAACCTAACGTCCGTGAAGAAAACACAACTTGGATACCCCGTTCTGTCAGACGACCTGCACGACAAAATCTTTGGCACAGAAAAGCCACAGAAAATGTCTCGTCTGTCCATTCAGAAAGCAGAAAACCTGCTGAAAGAATTTGATATTTCTGTTCCTGTAGATCACCCTGCAGGTCTGTATGATGGCCCTTTGCCGCTTCCAGACTTGAAGGGTGATTTTTTGCGCGATCACTTCGAAAAGATTGCCAGCGATCAAGTTGGCAGGTATAAGGAGCTTGGCGATCAGTTTTCTCGCTGCAAGCTGCCCCCGCTTCCCCCGCCTGAGGAGTTCCGGTTTGAATCCGGCTGGACCCGGTATGAGTGGGTTGAAAATGACGCTGCTGGCGGATGGTACATCGAGAAAGTTGATTTCCCTGAAGAGGAAGCGTTCACGTTCGATACCGAGACCTACGTGCACGGCGGTGCGTTTCCGATCATCGGAACCGCTCTGAGTGATAAGGCTGCGTATGTGTGGCTAGCTTCCGAACTAATTGATCCAACTCTCCCCGAGAGTGAATGGGATCAACACGAGCTGATTCCAATCGGAACCAACCGCTTCATTCCTGGTCACAACATCAGCTACGACCGTGTTCGTGCTCGTGAGGGTTACACGCTCGATCAAACCACTCCTGAAAACTTTTACTTTGACACACTGTCTGCTCACATCGGTGTGTCAGGATTGGCCCGTGGTCAACGCTGGCTGTACGTTCTTGCTGGAAAAGACCCAGAGAGTCTGACGCCTGAAGAGAAGCGCAAACTGCGCTATGCTCCGAAGTGGCTAGACAAAGGCGCCACGAATAGCCTTGTGCAGTGTTACAACTTCCACGTTGCAGCCGTCCGAAAGTATTTCGGTGAGGACGTGAAAGAGCTGGGCGAAGTGGATAAAAAGATCCGTAACATCTTCGTTGATGCGACCCATCTTTCTCAGATCCGCCAAGTTCTAACTGAGGCTCTTGACTACGCTCTGAAAGATGCTTACTACACTGCCGAACTCTTTCAGGCGTTGTGGCCAAAGTACTTGGATAGCACTCCCTCGATGGTTGCCCTCTGCGGTCACTACCATCTGAACGGTTCGATCATTCCGCTTGTGGATAACTGGTCGGAGTGGATTGAGGATGTTGAGCGCGTCTACAAGGAATACAACGACGAAATGACGCAGATCTGTAAGGATCTGGTGTGGAAAACTTACGAGGACTGGCGCGTTCTCTACCTCAACGATCCTGCCAAGGCTCAGCAGTGGGTGCGCAAAGATCCGTGGGTTTCTCAGCTCGACTGGGAAATCAAGTCTGCGAAAGGCAAATATGCCCACATTCCGAACTGGGTTCGCCCTTTCCTCAAAGACGAGAATCAGCATATTGGTGTGAAGTCCAACCTGGCTCACCTAGTGCTGAAGCTCAAGTACGAGGGGAGCCCGATGATCTTCACCAAGAATGACGGGTGGTGCTACCACGACGAGGATGGCAACCTAACGAAGATCCCACACCCGAAAGGAAATGGCGACAACGTTGGCGGGGTGCTGAGTAAAGATTTCGTCGAGGATATGGCGGTTGGTCGCCTCAGCAGTGATCTCCCCGAGGCGAAACGAGCACTCGAGATTGCCAACTCTGTATCCTACTGGACTTCGGTGCGCAAGCGTGTGATGGACCGCATCTTCCTGCGTGCCAACAACCCTTACGGTGAGGACTCGCTGGTTACTCTGCCCGAGATTCTTTGCCATGGCACAGTTACTCGCAGAACTGTGGAATCGCTGATGGTTACGATGTGCTCCACGAAGAACTGGCGCATCGGCACTGAACTCAAAACGCGAGTCAAAGCTCCAGATGGCTGGAAGATTGTGGGTGCAGACTTTGACGGTCAGGAAATGCAGATTGCCTCAATCTACAGTGACAAGTGGGAAGGCGGTCACGTCGGTTGTTCACCTTTTGGTTACAACGTTCTGAGTGGCTCGAAGGAGGCAGGCACGGACCCACACAGCGCCCTCGCCAAGCTGGCTGGAGTGGATCGGGATACGGCTAAGATCGCCGGCTTCGCTGTCCTGTACGGAGCTGGTGTCCGTGCTGTGCAGACCTACATTCGCCGCAAATACCCTGAGAAGTCACCAACAGAGGTGAAGAACTTCGCCTACCGAATCTTGGAGGGAAAGAAGGGTAAACAACGGTCAGGGCTGTATGAAGGTGGCTCGGACTCCGGTTGCTTCAACTATATGGAAGAGATCGCAATGCGAACTCGTGTGCCCCAGCTCCCTTGCCTGGGCACCAAGATCTCGACCGCGATGCGCCCAGCTGCTGTGGGCGACGACTTCAAGACCGGGCGAGTCAACTGGACGATTCAATCTTCGGGTGCCGAGATTCTTTCGATCTTCCTGACCTCAATCCACTGGCTCACCAAGGAATATAAGATTCCGGCACGGTTCATTCTGAGTATTCATGACGAGATCTGGTTTATGACGCCAGACCGTTATGCAGAGCAGTTCGCTGTTCTCTTTCAAATCGCTCATATGTACACCTGGTCCTTGTTTCAATCGGCAGTTGGGATTCCTGAACTCCCACTGTCGCGAGCTTACTTCTCTAGTGTGGCAATCGACAACCGGATTCGCAAGTCACCCAAGGAAAAAACCGTCACTCCGTCTAACCCTGGTGGCGACAAAGAGCCATCCGGCGTGGAATACTCGATGCAAGAACTCTCTGAGATCGGTGCGATCGAAAAGCTCCACACTCGCTTCAACGCAATCAAGAAAGGCCTAATCAAATGAAAAAGTCACGCAAGTCACGTGTCGCCTCCGCTTCGCTGGAAACCATGGTTGGAATTGCCGGAGTTTACTATTTAGTCACTCCCTATGATAAGAAAGGACGGGAAATCCCTTCCTCAGTCCACTGCGCTTACAACTCAGAGTATTTCTCGCCTCAGCAAGCTTTCACGATGTCTCGAGCCCTCTGATGCCGTTTCCCCTTCCAATTGATCCTCAGTTTCGACGAGAAGTGGTGTGGGCCTGGATAGGTGACGTAGCCGAACGGATTGAGAAGGATATTGAAGGGGCCAACCAAAGTTGGAAAACAGCTCAGGGAATTTACCTTTCCTTGCCTCCGGGAGAGGGGGACGAAGAGCTCGAGAGTGCTTTATTCCAGGCGAGGGTAAAACTTGACAGATTTACTTAGCAATTACTATGCGAACCATTTCAACAGATGCTGGACAACCAACTCCGGCAGCGGAACCAAAACAAAAGAAACTCGAAACATTCTCCACCACGATTTCCGACGGTCGTGAGATTCAAATCCGCGAAATGACTGGCCGCGACCTCCTGTATATGGAGAAAGAACTCGGCAAAGCCGGTGACGTTGAGCGTGGTATGAAGATCATTGAGCGCCTGATTGTGGGCTCTGACAAGATCACCTACGATGAGATTCTTGACCTCGGCGTAAAAGATTTCAAGAAGCTTAGCGACCTTGTTGCCAAAGCAAGCGGAACTGATGAGGAGGACGCTGACCCAAACTAATCGTTGAAGATCTTGAAGATTTCACCTACCTTCTGAGTTTTGGCGAGGACGTCTCTGTTCATGTTCGAGAGATTTGCCCGAAAGACTTTTATTTTGCGCAAATCTTAAGAAGCAAAGAGACGGGAATGATCCCTTTAATTTCTCGCCTAATTCAGAACACAGACGACTTGGCGTATTTTACTCTCCCTCAAACGGAAAAAATCTTCAAGTGGATCGGAGAAGAGGTCATCAACGAAAAAGTTCTAACAGTTGAAAATTGGCTTGAAGTTTCTTTTCACCTGTGCAAACAACGTTGGGATAGCACTGTAGACTGGTTAGAGAAACAACCGATGAGCAAAGTTCTTACAATGATCAGCATTGTTGAGGATTTTGCAGAAAAGCAAGAGCAAGAGATTAAGAAGAGCTCAAGGCGAAGATGATCAGTTTTGAAGTCAAGAAGAGCGGCTTCCTTCAGTTCAACTTGAATTGGTGGAAGCCCACACAAAAAGAGTGGGCACCTGTTCTCTTGAAGGATCACGCTGTTCCCTGGCGCCAAGAAGCTGACCCTACAACGGGAAGACCTTGGGCTTCTTTGACCCCTAAATACGCAATCGCGAAACTACGCAAATACCCAGGGCAGCCTATCTTACGGGCAACCGGGTATATGCAAGACGAAGCCAAGATCTTACCGAAAGGGGAAGGCTTCGAGGTGAAAGCCGCTCCCTACGGTGTATATCACCAGTTTGGAACCTCACGAATGGCTGCGAGGCCGTGGGTTGGCGTTCCCGACAAGTCACTCAAGCAGATTGTCCCAATCGCTTGGAAAAACATTCTCACACAAAAACGTTAATCATGGCTAGAAGAAGAGCTCACAACGAAGACGGAACTTTCACCGCCGATGATCCTTCGACTCCTCTTGTTAATGAGGCTTACGAGCAAACCGAGGAAGTAACAAAAGTGACTCCCGAAGTCGAAGTTAAAACAGAGGCAAAGGTCGAAGCACAACCCGAGCCAGCAAAGATTGAAGTTCAGATGCCAAGCGAGGAGCCTGTTGCCGCTGCCCCCGCTGTCCAGAAAGAACATATTGAGACCGATGTTCGCAAGAAACTTCTAAACCGTTCCCAGGAAGACGATATTTTCGTTCCTACCAGCCCCGCTGTTCTTGAGGCTGCTGCTAAGAAGGTTGCGGAGCAAGAAGGTTTCGACCTTAACCGAGGAACATCGATTGGCGCTCGCCTCCTAGCTCGCTCACGTAAGATGGTCTGAAGATGATTACCCTCCCCTTTCAGCCTCAGTTCACCTGGAGGAAACTTGGGTACCAGTACTACACCAATTCCCTTGAGTACCGCGCAGTTCTTGAGTTGAATCCACAGTGGGAAGTTACCGAACTTCCCCCACTCGGTGCGCAACTTCTTCTGCCCAACCCTGAGAGCCCTTCGGGGAGCCTTCAACAAGCTACGTTCATTTCCGCAAACCCGGAGGGGACAGATTCTGATGCAATCTTCCCTTTTGACTCAGAGAGCCAGTATATTGCTTCCTTAGATCGGTACACCTTGCAAGGTGTGGTCCTAAGAGAATCCCTTAACGGTTACAATTTCGATAGCGTGCCAGCAATTACTGGAGTCCAGTAACGGGTAAAAGTAAGTACACATTCGTGTCCCAACAGTAGCTCTACGGAGACCACGTAGGAGTCATCCTTGCCTGCACTACTGGAGGGAAAGAAGGAACACTTACTTATTGACATGGCCACATTCTCCCTAGGTGGTGGAACAACCCCCGGCGCTCCTGGTGTATACATCAACGAACGTGCCGGTGTTGTTGCTAACGCCGACGTTGCTAATTTTAGCACTGTTTACATGCTGGTGGAGACCGAAGAAACGGTTCCGGTTACAGTATTCCCTTACAACACACCTATTCCGATCACTTCATTGAACGATTATTTCGCCCTTGTTGGCGGAAGCGTTCCCGAGAATCGGATTCCCTTACTGAGCTACAACTGCATCAACGAGTTCTTTCAGAACGCTCAAGTTGGCGATCTTCGCGTCGTTCGCGTCGGCACACCTGATCAAATCGTTGAGATCGAGATTCTTCCCAACGGAACCAAGCAGAGTAACGCTGGTCTTCCCTCGAATTTCGAGGCTGGAGACGTTGTTTACGCGCAGCTTGTTATCAACGGAAACCGCCTTGTAGCCGGTGACGGTTCCACAGGTTACACCGCCGATGGAGAGTGGCTGGGTGTTCCGGTTACAATTCCAGTGGATTATATTGCTGGTGACGAAGTTAACAACCGTAGAATTTCCTCGGCCATCGCAACCGCGATCGCAGAAGCCATCGAAAGCAACCCAAGTGTTCGTAGCTCTGTTTACGTTCGCGATTACGGCCTTGTTACTACCCTTGATCCCCTGTCGAACTCAGAGAATGCTTTCGTAAGCATTGCCGCCGCAACATTTGACGCTAATGTAAACGTTGTTCCGCTGGTTCTTCCGGTTGGTGCTGAGTACGTCATGATGCAGAATGTCTATGACATTCAAAATATCGTAGGTCAACAGCAGAATCTTCTGAGAGTCCCCCAGGACTACATCCAGTGCATCAACACTGCTTTCGATGGTCAACAAGATCAGGGTTACCTAATCACACCGACTGCGTACGCTCAGTTCGACGCTGATGGCCGTGCTGCTATCGGAGCTGCTGCCGCTGACCATTGCGCCAGCAACAACTACAAGTGGATGGCTCTTGCTGATCCAGGTCCTTTCCTTGTGACCGATGTCAACAAGTATAGCGAGTTCACACCTCACGAGCCTGCTGCTGATTTAGTTACCGGCCGTAAGTATCTGGTCGACAACGCCATTTACGAGTGGACTGGAACTGATGTATCCTACGACAAGCTCACTTACCAAGCTCTGATTGCTTCGCCGACTGCAGCAACCGCTGTATCTCAGTCTAAGACTGCTACTCCTGTAGCTGCTGGGGAGAAGGTTGGTCTTCTGGACTCGGCCAGGTACACCGTTAATGACACGATTGAACCAACCGACCTAAAACGTCTTGAGTTAGATTCTGCCAATTACTGGCCTGTTTCCTACCAAATTCAAGAAGTTACTTATAGCAATGCTACAGGTGCTATCTTAACAGCCTTTAACAGCGAAGGTTTAGCGGAAGACGGAACCATCTTTGTAGTTGCACCTCCTTACAACACCGAAGTGTTCGGTGATTACCCTTACAATTACGTTTTCTTTGCGTTTGACGCCCCTCGGGCTGTTTCAGTTCTGAACGAGGTTATTGCAGGAGGAGGTTCCCAGTTTGTAACTAATCCTGCGGATGCGGTTCTGTTCCCCAGCACCACAGGAAGCGTTGATCTTACTTACGTTGTTCCTTTTTACAGCCTGCCTCAGACAATCAACGGGCAAACCTCAAACCTCATTCAAAACATTACTGGAACCGCTCAGTACGTTAACACACTGCACCTTCCTGCAAGCCTTCAGGATGCCACTGCTAACTACCGCCTGAATTTCGTATCTCGTACGATTTTTGATCCTAACGGAATTGGCCTTGGAGCTACTGGCTCTATTGCTGGCGCCGGGGGTACTAACGGAAATGCAGGCACCGCACGAATCACGTGTGTTGCTCACGGCTTAACCAATGGTCAAAAACTGTATTTCACTCAAGCAGTCAAGACAGATACTGGGGCGAGCCTCTTCCGGGCAACAACCAAAGCTTCTGAAACAGTTTACTACGTTAAAGTGATTGATGCAGATACTTTCTGCTTAGCTGAAAGCCTAACTGCTTACACGGGTGGTGCTTTCGTTGCAATTCCAGGCGGAACAGCTTCCCTGGTTTCTAACCCCACAATTTTCTACACGAAAGTTCTCGGTGGTGAAGCAACTTCGGCCACTCTCGCTGAGCTATCGGTTATTCCGTTTGTCCGTGGCAGAAAGTACGGTCTGAATAGTGGTTTAATCGCAGAAGAAGCTTCTGCGGCTGACACTTCACCCGCGCCTTCCTCTAGCAATCCTGGGGCCTCAATTTTCTTCAACAACAGCTTAACAACCCTGGGTATCGGCTTGATTTCGCCTTTCGGTGAGGATTCCACCGCTGGCTGGCTGCCGAAGTTAACTCTGGAGGCTCCCGGTTCTCCCTCAACAACTCTTGAGAACTGGTATTGCACCCCAACTGTTGATCAGAATTATGCCTCACAAGCATTCCTGGTTCCTTCAATTGACGCTATCGATGGCGGAACTTACGACCCTGATATAACTGCTGCTGGGGGATCAATCTCTGCTATTACTGATTACGCTGATGCCGTAGACGGTCTGAATGTTGGTTCATCGGGGACCGATATTCAAGACAGGATTGCAAACCTTGTCGGTGTTTACTTCACAATTCCGTCTTTCGTTGGTCCTGGAACCCTTGTTGCCCCTGATGGAGTAACAGAAGTTGTTGCTAACGACCGTATTGCCGTAACTTACAACGGAACAACTTACGACTGGGTGGTTGTCCCTGCTGCTCCAGATCCTCTAGATGATACGGGCTTAATCGCTGTCGGTCAACCTTGTTACGGCTCACAAGTTGGCCTGAACTTTACTCCTGAGACAACTCCTCCGAGTGTTCTCTGGCGTTTTGACCCAATCACCTCCACCGAAATCATCAGCGATGCTATTCGTGGTGTTGGGTTCAACGGTGTTCCTCAAGCCGAGTTTATCGAGGCTGGCGTTGACAATGTCAACCGTCTGTACACCGATAGCCAAAGATACTTCCAGCCTTTTGGCTTTATCGCTTACTACGGCCCTTACATCGAGAACGCTTCAGGTCAGTGGATTCCACCTTCACCTTACGTGACTGGAATCGCTCTGCGTCGCTACCGCGCTGAAGGTTATCAATTCCCGCCTGCTGGCGTCAAGTATCAACTTGCCGACGCTGTTTCAGCTCAGATTCCGATCAACTCGGCTCAGCAGAACCTGCTCAACCCTGACGGTTGCAACGCAATCCGTACTCTGCCTGGTTACCCAACCAGCGCGGTGTTTGTCTGGGGTGGAAGAACTCGCGTTAACACTGCAGACGCTCAGCAGCGCCTGTATCAGTTCGTAAACACTCGCGTCATTCTGAACGTTGTCTACGGTTCACTGAGAAATGCTTTCGATAACCAGATCTTCAACGTCATCGACGGCTTCGGCGTGGCGTTCAACCAGATCATCTCGGTTGGCAATAGCGTTCTAAACCAGCTGTACTCACGTGGTGCTCTGTTCGGTGCTCGCCCAAGCGACGCCTTCCAGGTTATCTGTGATGCTCGGATTAACCCTCCTGCCTCACTCGAGAACGGAATTATCAACGCCAAGGTGTTCGTAACTCCTGTTCCGACCCTGGAGAGAATCCAGATCGATCTGATCCGGGTTGCCGTTGGTCAGATGCAGAATGAGCTGAATGCTCAAGGACTAGGAACTAACAACACCGGCTTCTGAGCCAAATGAGAGTCATAATGAACAAGGAATTAACGTTACTGATTCCTGACTCTCTTCTACTACAGCTTGAACTAAGGGCTAGAGCGCAAGGGGTTTCAATTGAGACCCTTTGCCTCTCCCTTCTTTCCAGCGTAAAACAAGAAGAGGATCTGGTGGATCCTTCCTACTATCGCTCCCTGAGTCACAGCGGAATGCGACAAGAGGTGAACAAAGTTATTGAAAGTTCCCTTCCAGCCGAAGAGATTCGCAGAAGGTTGAACACTCTAGAATTTGAAATTTCTCGTAGATACCGATGAGCGTAACAGAGCCTTTATCGTCAAGTATTCGCGGGCTAACATACCCTTTGACCATAGTTAATGGTAACTTGGGGACAAGCGTAGACTACGCCTTGATTACGCAGCAAATTCGAAGCGTAGTGGAAACTCGTTACTACGAGCGAGTTATGAGAGCAAACTACGGTATAGCCGATCAAATCTTAGACGTTTTAAATCCCGGTCAGATCAACTCTGAGCTTCAAGCTTCAATCTATGCCAATGTTTCGGGGTTGTCCGACTTAAGCGTAACCGGTGATTGGCAAACACAAGGCGATGACGGGGTATACCATGTTTTTATTCAGTATTCCGTAAATGGGGTTCCTCAACCGCCGATGCAGTTTACTTTAGCAAACTGATGTACTCTTTACAAGAAAAAGATATCTACCGGCTAATCTCAGCTTGCCGGCACTACATGAGCCAAACTTCAAGCGAGTACACCTACGATGAGTACTCTCGGATCTTGACCAAGCTGGAAAATTACCTCTTTCAGAATTTCCCTGATTCGCCTGAGGGTAAAAATAGAGATAAGGATTAGAACTACCAGAGGATTGGATGGCTCAAAGATTTAAGACAGCCCCAGTGCCATCGGGAGAGGTAGCTCGTTATACTTCTGACCCCTATAATCTATCTTCGATCTACATGTTCGGGTCTAGCAGCCCGTTCACTGGTCAAGGTAACACAATCGTCAGGCCGAACGACGACCTCCTCATTCAGAAAGGCGGAAACCGTGCCCTAGTTGTATACCAGCGCCTACTTTATGACGAGCAGGTTCAGGGCTGTTTTGCCAAACTTGTTCAAGAAATTACGTCTCGACCCTGGTATATCGAGCAGTACAGTGATAAACCCGGCGACGTAGCAGTACGCGACTTCGTGAGCGAAGTTCTTGAGGAGATTCCGTTAGACGATATTTACAAAGGACTGGCGGAAGCAATCATCACAGGATTCTCCGTCGGGGAAGTGATGTGGAAGAAGACGAAAAGAGGAGTCGTTCCGTTTGACGTTCGGATGCGTGACCAGCGCCGTTTTGTTTTCCAAGAAAAAGAAGATGCTCAGACGGGCTTCACAATGCGCTGTCTAACATTCAACCGAATGTTCGAGGGTGTGGAACTCCCTACACGGAAATTCATTGTGAATCGTTACTGGGTATCACACAATGGTGACCCTTACGGTTCATCGTTGGGTCGTATTCTGTATCCCCTCGTCAAATTTCGTCGCAGAGCGATTGAATCGTATGTTCTTTACGGGGATCGGTACGCAACTCCGACCGCTGTTGCGAAGGCACCCTTGAGCGCAAGCACGAAAGAAATCGATACACTGTACGACCATCTTTCCAACTTGAGTCAAGAAACGGCAATGATCCTCCCAGAGGGTTACGAGCTAGAGTTCGTGACGCCAACCGGAAGCCCTGACGTATTCAAGAATCTGATTGACTACATTGACAAAGAAATCAGCGTGCTGATTTGCGGAGAGAACGAGGCAGGGCAAGCTGAAGCTGGCTCCCGCGCTTCTTCTCAGGTTGCGAACGTCGTTCGCGTGGTGAAAGCTTCGGAACTTTCGGAAATTATCTCGCAAACTCTAACTCAGACTCTTATCCGTTGGATCGTTGATCTAAACTTTGGAACTGATGTGGCTGCTCCCGTTCTTACTCGGGAGTTCCGGATCGAGGAGTCAACTCTCACGATGCCGGACGTCTCTCTGCTCATTCAGTCTGGCTTCACACCGAAGAAAGAGTGGCTGGAGCGGCACTTCCGCGTTGAACTGGAAGACAAGAAGGAAAGTGGTGGACCAGCCGACAACACCTCTGCCACAACTTACAATCCAGAACAAGATCAAGACCTGTTCGGTTCAATTTTCGGGGATGAAAGTGCAGCTGCGCCCGAAGCGGCTGCCCTTCCTGAAGCGGAGCCAGCCGATCAGCAAGAAGCCCAGATTGCTGAGCAAGAAGGGTAAAAAATGTTATCAGATCCCCTTATAGACTGTGTTCACTAAAAGAATTCACGTATTTCGTGCGGGTGATCAGACCTCTGCTCAAGGAATTAAGCGGACATTCTCTCCGGAAGATCTTCAGCAAGTTGTCGATACATATGACCCTTCGGTCCATGAAGCTCCTATAGTTCTTGGCCACCAGGGTGATAACGACAGTTTGCCTTCTTTTGGGTGGATCCAAGGATTTACGAGAGAGGGACAAAACCTTTACGCCGATGTCTCTTTCACGGACACTGCGAAAGATTTAGTCAAGAATGGTCACTATCGAAAAGTATCGATTTCCTTCTACTCCCCGGATAGTCAAATCAACCCGCACGGGGGGAAATGGAGTGCAAGGCACCTTGCCTTGCTGGGGGCGTCACCCCCTGCGGTTAAAGGTCTCGAACCCTTCTCATTCAACGAGATGGAAGGATGCTTTGACTTCGCAGTGACGTTGTCTCCGGACCAAATTTTTGACGACGAACTTGGCCCAACCTTGCTCGTTGAGAAAAGCCCACTTGAGGTTCTTCGCGAGAAACTTGAGGAAGTTCGACAAGATGTTTCATCCGCTGTCAAAGATCTTCAAGATTCTGTCGACACTCAAAAGGAAACCGACGTGGATCAAGCGGCTGGTGCAAAAGCTCCAGCTGAAATCGCCAGCCCCGAAGAAAACCAACAATTCACGGAGGGCTCCAAGCAAGGCATCAAAACCAACGAAATCACTCAGCAGACGGCTGAACTTGAAGACCAATTCCCAGAGGAACAATTTATGGAAGACGGAAAAATCAGCCGTAAGCACGCCAAAGGTGCCCACGGCCAAGTAATGCAGGTTGTAGAAAACGTCTACGACGAGCAACACAAAGAGCTGCCCCCGGCACTCAAGAAGAAAGCCGAAGAAATGAAGGCCAAAGCCAAGGCTCACCCTGGCGAAAAGGTTGAAATGGAGGAAGGCGACGAAATGGACTATGATGAGTCCGGTCGTTACGAGACAGCTCGTTCTTCCGACAATGGCTACGCCGATCGAATCAAATCCGGCAAGGGAGGAAAAGGCGGCGTTGGCGAAGACCGCATGAACACTGCCAAGAGCGGTGAGCAAGATGCAGACCGTCTGAATACAGCTGAAAGTTCGGAGCAAGACGCTGACCGCAAGAAAACTGCGAAAGACGGCTCTGATAACGCCACTGGCGAATCACGCTGGGCTGGTCAAGCGGATGCTGAAGATCGCACCATGAACGGTGATCAGTACGACGCCGACGCTAAGAGCTATCCTGAACCCAATCAGCCTAAGACCGCTTCTGGCGCTAACCCTGCCGGTCGCGAAGATGCTGACACCAAGGTTCCTACCGAGACCGAAGAGTCACCCGACAACGAAGTGTTCGCAGTCAGCACCATCAACGTTATGTCTGATGGAAGCATGCGCGTAATGCGTCAAAAGAGCAGCGACGGTCGTCAAGCCACCAAAGGCGGTAAGATTGATCACGCCGAGCCTGAGGCAGATGAGGTAACTTCCGAGCTGGGCGTAACTGCCATGGGCGAAGTCGATGACCTGACTCAAGGCAAGGCCAAGATCAAGAAAGGTCAACTAGAGCCTGGTCAGTTCGAGGGTGGCGTTGCCGAAGTTACCGGTCCCGACGGTGTGTTCGCCGAAGGTTACAAGGGTGAGAAGAAAGCCTCAAATAAGCACCTGACTCCTGGTGCTATGGACGAGACTGACGAAGCTGCCCAGGTTGTCGGCCCCGAAGGCGCTTTCGCTGAAGAGCACGGTGAGAAAAAGAATCCCTACACTAAGACTGGGTTCGGTTCTACTTACGACGAAGACGGCGATGACGATGCCGACGAAGAGGAGTACAACGAGTTCTCTGCCGATCATTGCGGCATGGGTTCAATGAGCCAGGCTAAGCCTGCTGGTTACCCGGATGCCATCTTTGAAGAGCTGGATCGCCTGAAGAAAGAGCATTCTGAACTGCAGCGTCGCTACGCTGAAGAGAAGATGAGCGCCCGCAAGGCCAAGATCGCCTCATTCGTTGAGTCACTTTACGAAGATGGCCGCCTGACCGACGGAATTATGCCTCAGTCCGAACTGCAAAGCTACTGCGAAGGTCTTGACTTCGGAACCCTGGAGTTCTCCGAGGGTGAAACGGCTGCCACGAAGCTGCTTGGCCTGCTGAGCAAGCTTCCTCCGATGGTTTCCTACAGCGAGATCGCTGGCGGAACCTTCCAGTTTGCTGAGGAAGATCTTGACCCCCACTCAAAAGCTCTGAAACTGGTTGAGTCCGAAGGAATCGACTACGTGGAAGCTATCAAGCGCACAATGTATAACTGAGGTTTGAAATGGATCTCCTCTCTCTGATTGGCATGGCCACGAAACGGAGGGGAGATTATTTCACCCAAGCCGAGGCTCTAAGAAAGAAAGTGAACTCACAAGCTGAGCTTGAAGAGCGCATGACAGATGAGTCGAAAGTTTTGGTGAAAGGTCTTCGGGATAAGCAAATGAGGTGGGAGGAGTACGAGAGATCTCTACTCGACAAAACTCTCATCTCTGCGCTTGCCGCTGTCAACCTCGGCGCCGAAGATATCAACCCTCGCGGTAAAATGGAGCGGGCGTGGCCAACCATCGTTGGCGAAATGCTCCCACCTTTGCATGAATTTTTGGTTGAAACAAAAGACGCACTCGACAACGGAGGTATTCTGTTGGGCGACAAAACACAAGATTTTGGTGAAGTTAAGAGTTGGCCAGGGCTGCTGATTCGCGTTATTCGCTATTTAGCAAACCCGTCCTATTCTTTCTTCAACCTTGGCCAATACTATGTTCGACAAGATCAGGGATACCGGGAGATGAGGCGAGTTCCAAAACTTGACTCAAGAACTTGTCCCGATTGTGTAATGTTCGGTCGACTTGGTTGGCAACCACTGGGAACCCTCCCCATGCCAGGTAAACAATGCCAATGCTACGACCGCTGCCGGTGTAGTATTGACTACCGATAAGGGTAAAACCATTCAGTTTAACTGGGTGTAAAAACAAGTCCCAGAGTAAACAAATTGAAGTCCTCATACTTTGGAGAATTCCATGGCTACAAACGCAGGTCCCGTATACGGCCGTCAGTACATCCGTTACGCAGAAACTTTCGAAGCTCCTGCTGACAACGAAGCCGGCGATCCCGGCGTAGTGGAAATCGGCGAATTCCGTGCCGTTTCCTATGCTACCTGGGCTGGCCCTAATTTCGCCGCTGCCGGTGACGCTTTCACCGTTCAGCCTGAGACAATCGTCGGTATCAACCAGGCTTACATGCCTACCGCTCTGGCTCAACCTTACACCGCTCGTCAGCTGACCGTTGCTACCTCCGGTCTTCTGCTGGTTGAAGTTGCCCCCGCTGCAACTCTGACCGATCTGACCCTGAACACCCAGCTCGAAATCAACGACCTGGGTCAAGCTGTTGGCGTCGGCGACGGCACCGCCGTTACCCTAGACGGCACCACACCTCTGATTCGCGAGCAAATCGGAATCGGCGGTCGCAAGTTCGTTCTCGTCAGCTTTGCCTGATAATTAACCTCAGTTGGGCATCCTTCGGGTGTAAGTCCCAACTGTGGTTCACACCATTTGAAGTCGTTTAACTATCTCGGAGCCTCCCTCCCATGATGAACCTCCAGCAAACCTATGCTGGCGTAGATCCGATTCTGACTACGCTCGCTCAAGGTTTCATGCTTCCGGCGACAAATATCGCCAACTTTATTGCCCCCGTTGTTGACACCCCGACTCGTGCTGGCCGCATTCTGCGCTTCGGCAAAGAGCAGTTCGCCATCAACGATTTCCGTCGCGCATACGGAACCAACATTCCATTCGTTCAGAGCCGTTACGATGCCGAGCCTTATGCGCTTGAGCAAGAAGTCGTGGCTTGGGAACTGCCCGAAGAAGTCATCGAGAACGCTGGCGAAGGTCCTGCCCAGGTTGACCTGCGCGCGATCGAAACTCGCAACGCCATGTCCCGCCTGATGAACGCTTACGAGTACACCGTAAGCCAGGCTGTGACTGTAACCGGTGGTTACAACCCTTACGAGCCCAGCGCCGGTGCCGGTTCCCAGACTGGTCTTGGTTTCACCAGCTGGACTAACTTCCAGACCGCCTACGGTTCTGCCGCTGGTCCTTCGGCTTGGTCTTCACTGACTTCCAACCCGATCGAAGATATCCTGACCCTGAAGCGTTCGGTTGCCAACCAAATCGGTATTCGCCCGAACTCGATGGTTCTGGGAACTGCCGTGTTTGATCAACTGCTGACCAACCAGGCTATCCTTGAGCGTATCAAGTACACCACTGCCGATTCAATCGACACAGATCTGCTTGCCCGTTACTTCGGTCTTGAGCGTGGTCTGCGCGTTGCTGAGGGCCGTTATCTTGCCACCGATGGCACCCTGCAGCCTGTGTTCCCTGCAAACGGAATCCTGCTGTTCTACAGCCCCAATGGTCCTTCAGATAGCGTAATGCCTGCTGGCGGTGCTAATGCTGCTACCCCCGCTTTCGCTTACACCTATCAGCTGACCGGCACTCCTGCTGTTCGCCCCGAGTACTACATTCGTGAGCGCCGCGTGGTTCGTGCTGAAATCACTGTTGAGCGTGTTGTTAACCTGGTTGGTCTTGGTGCCACTGGTCTTATCGGTTCTGGCGCGATGATCTCCAACATTCTTGGTTGATCCAAGAAATACTTAAGGAGGTGTCATCATGGCTATTTTAAGACCGATTACCAAATCGCAGTACGAAGTTTCATTCACAGCTCTTGGTGGACCCACTTTCACAGCGGTGTTCACTAAGTTCAGCGGTGTCAAAGATTCAGCCGAGGACAGCCGGTATGCCAACGGATCTGGCAACAGACTGTACCACGTTATTGGACCTAGAACCGCAGACGACGTAACGTTAGAGGCCCCGTACGACCCCACCATCTTCAAACAACTCGAGCAATTCTGGCTTTCATATAACTGTGAAGAGATCACAGTTACCGTGACCCCCAAAGATTGTGTCGGTGCTGGTTCTGCTCCTGCAGGCGGCCAATACGTTCTTTACGGATGTCAGTACAAGTCAGTTACAACCGCTGACGTCGACCGTGAAAGCGGAAACGTTCAGACGATCGAGTGTGTGTTCACAGTTAACTATTGGGAACGTACCTGATCTGTCAGTTTCAGAGTTACTTATCCCCGGCTTCGGCTGGGGATTTTTTGTAGGGTAAAACCAGTGTAAGAAGGCAATCCGTAGGGATTCATGAAGACAACTTTTTCTAGTGGTGTCATCGTTACAAGCCAGTGGCTAAATGGCGCCAAGCAAATTTCATTTGACGGGCAAGACCTCGACTGGCATTACCCGCCGCTTGGCCTGAATTCCCTTGTGACAGCAGGACCTAACGGTCTAGACTCTCGGTACATCACCTTAACGACCCCACAACCAAACGTGGAAGGCGGTCAGTTAATTAGCGGGATTGCTATATCTGGTTCCAAAGTTGTCACGGGGGTGTGGAATTTTGGTTACGAAACTGGCCCTGGCCTCACCAACCCTGCCAACATCAAGGAGAACGCTCCTAAAAGTTTCACGACAAACGACAAATATAACTATCCTGCCGGTTACCCCTCCCCAACGATTGCTCAGAAATTTGCGGGTCTGGATAGTGAGGACCTGATCACCAAACTAGTCCTAAAAGATCAAATTGATGATTTGTTGGAAAACCTCGTTATCGACAACGGAGTTTACTACTCGGAAGAAGATAACGCTTGTAAGAATTATTCTGTAGGCCCAGGAAATTCCGAAACTGTTTGCCCGCTCTGATGAGGTCTCGTCGTGCCTAGATACGCTCCACTGCCCTCTGTTTCTCTTGATCCCAGAAACGAAGCGCAACTTGTTCAAGCAGCTTCGCAAAGGGTCTATTACGCTTCAAATCAAACTCTTAACGATTTTAGTTCAGGTAACCCTCTGGCAGCCTTGCTGGAAGGGCAAGTCTTTGCGCAGGGTGAATTCCTGTTTTGGCTCAACCAACTTCCTCAAAAGATCCTTAATGAGTGGATAGGACCTTTCTTGGGTGCTATGCGCCGACTGGGAACAGCTTCAGTTGCGCGTCTTGTTTTAACAATACCTGCGTCAAACGCTCCTGTCACGATTCCAGCTGGTTCCGTCTTTACCACTGACCCCAACATCACTGGTGGTGAAGTTTTCAACTTTGTTACCGCAGATGCGAATACTTTTCCTCCGGGGGAAACCGTTTTATATGTCACTGTTTATTCTGAGTTTGTTGGAACAATTTACAACGTTCCTGCTAACTCTATTGTCGGTTCTTCCGCCATAAACGTAGCTGGCTTATCCTCGACGAATCCTCAACCTTCGACCGGTGGTTCAGATGTAGAGACATATCAAGAAGTTCAAGAGCGTTTCTTCACACTTATTCGCAGAAAGAACCCAGTTAGCAGCCAAGACTGGCAAGATTTCTTTGTCGATTTTTTCGGGGTTGGAACACAAACTTCAGTTCAGCCAAACAGAGGTTCCGAGTACTCTTACAATTATTTAACCGACTACATTTTACCTAGTGGTCAAGTTTCGTTCTTCGTTCTTGGGCCGGATGGGGTGGAGCTGACCGATGAGCAGCTGAGCAGAGGACAGAATGTTGTCAATTTCTCAGTACCGATCGGAACAACAGGGCATCTATACCCGCTTACACTTAGCCAAGTTCAGTACGACATCACCCTTGAGGTTGATGCCAACAGCTCATACGGAGTTAACCTTCGAAATTCTTCGCTCGATTTCAGAAATCGGATATACGATATCTTACAGCCCGGAAACGTTTTCCCTGCCTACACAGACCCAAGCGTTAGTGATGTAGATTCTGCTTTTAACCTAACCTTTGATACCCCCGACCGATACGTAAACCCTCGAATTTCATCTGCCAAGGCGTTTAATACTCCGCCTCAACTTGCGACCTCCGCAGCCCTTTACACACAGGTTTACACTTTCGAACCTTCCGAGGAATTGCTGAGTCAAGATGAGTTGGTCCTCCAGACCATACCGTCAAAGGTTTACTATCCAGTGGTGACTTCTTTCACTCCGTACTCGGACAATAAGAAAGATCAAACACTTTATGGTAACCTGACGATGAAGCAGATCCAGCTGCTTCAGGCAGGGAGCTATCTCCAGAGCGACATCGTATACTGGAGCCCAAGTGAAGGGGGAGACGGGGAACTCCATGTTATTCTAGACAACGTGAATATCGGTTCTAAGACGGAAATTCCCGTTTTGATTGCGGAAGGTAAAATCTCCGGAGTAAAAACATACTCGGCGTGGGTAGTCGGGAACACTTATACTGTCGCCCCGAGCAGTGTATACGATCCAGAGATCGTTCAGTACGACTACGTTACTGGCGATGGACAGTTTATTCCGGACCCCACTTCTTCAGTCCCGCTTGAGAAGAGGCCTGGGGCATTGGCGTGGGTTGTTTCGCAGGACTTCACGCTGGAGCAAGCCTCAAACAATGTTACAAGCGCCTTGTCAGCTGGTTTACTTGGGCCAGCAGTTACTCCTCTTAACTTGATCGCAGGTACCACGTACTCCCCTGGAGAGTGGGTAACTACGCCTCAGATTGGTCCGGGTCCGAACGCTATTGCCGACCCATACTATAACTATGTTGACCCAATGGAGGGCGGAGTTAGCAAGTTTGCGTATGTTCTGCAAAGTTTTACGTATCAGCCGAATGGCCTCTCTACCAAAGACTATTTTGATCAGCTGGTTGAACTCGGCATAATAAAAGAAATAATTGTCCGGAACTCAGATACCGGACTTCCTATCTTCAAGTATAAGCCACGGTTCCCCGTTGGAACATACCTGGAGTACAGAGAAACAAGTGTTTCGAGTCCGCAATACTTCATCGCCGCTGAATATTTCACACCGGATAGCACACAGATCAACGATCTATTAGCCGAAGCTTTAGTGATCCCTCTAGCTTACACTTCCGAGCAGAACCTTCAGCTAACGGAGGCGCTCTTTGACGGAACTGTAACCGAACCAACTCGAATGTTCCGGTTCTTCAGAGGGGACACAACAATCTTCCGGCAAGGTAGCACCGTTCTGTCTTACACAGCAACGACTAATGTTAGTCCACTCTTTGACTTTTCGGTGTATGTGGAGAACGGGGTGTTCGTACTCACCTCAGAGTTCACAGAGGGGGAGTTCTTAACTCTTCCCTATATTTCTTACTTCAACCCCTCTTACGCTCTTTACTCGGAAGACACGATTCTCTCCGAAGATGGGAGAAATCTTTACCGCGTTTTACGGGCTTTCTCGCCTCTCCCAACGGTTACGGATTGGACGAATACAGTTGCTACCAACACTGCTAGAATACAGGAATACGCTGGAAACCTTCTTCGTTACGTGAATATGTATTCTTGCGATGAGCAGATTAAGTCGCAGTTCGGTCGCGATATTTCTGCGATCAAGCTTGGAATCGCACAAGTTACCCTGATCCCCAAGAGCGAAGAGCGGTTTAACAACTCGTCAGCTGCTTACACTTATGTTTGGGAAAATGCCGCTACTACATCGGAAACTCCACAACTTTCGTGGTTTACAGGAACCACCTACTCTTACTCGCCACCGAACTATAGAAATGGGACTATGGGTCTATGAGTCAGCAGCTTGTCCCAATTAGCGGGGGAATTCAAACCCTTCGAACCTCCACGGAAAGAAGGAGCGTAAACACTCCGTCAGTTCAGTATATCGAGGTCAAGAACCTAAAGAATCGCCCTACAGAGTGGGAAATTTACGGAAGACCCATATACCGCAGATTGCCGGCTGTAAGCGAAACTTATCAAACAAACTTCTTCGATATACTTCCGGCCACAAATACTGCCATTCAACTTGGTGGGACTCAGGACGTAGGTTACGTGTATATTCCCTGGGGCGAAGGGATATTTGGCCCTATCTCGGCGGAAGCGATCGCCTCGGACTCGCACGAGAACCTAATCATAAAAGCAGGTCAAATCGTTTGGAAGTATGGAACAACCGTTGTTCCTCCTGCCATTCTAAACTTAAAAGAACTCGATATTGGCAGCGGTCGTTATCTTGTCGCGTACCAGCTGGTATATGACGATGCTCCTGCTGAAAATTACTATAAAGTAGAAGATTACTCGTTGGCGGGGACTAAACTCATCATAACTTCGAGCAGCGATGGGATTATTGGTTGGAGGTATCCTTCAGTGAACGCTTTCCTAAACTCGACCACCTATTGGTCAAACAGCGACAATTATTTCCCAGGTTTTGCTCAACCCGCCACGTCATTTATTCAGTGGGAAAGTAATGAAACTTTCCAAAGTGCCCCGGTCTTTCCGGAAACAATTCTGCCATCCGCTTATTCGAAGGTTGTTTTACGCTGCCCGGCTGGAACGAGCTATTCCGGTAGTGCGACTTTAAGTTATGTAGATCCCTCAGGAACGTCAGAAGTGACAACGTCAACCGTATCCGCTGATGAAACGAGTCAATATTTCGAGTTCAACATCGTTTCACCGAGTCTGCAGACTGGATGGCGAGTAGATTTCACGGAGCTGAGTATGAAAATTCAGTCCATAACAGTTTCAGGTGTAATCACAAAAGTCACCCGCCAAGCTGAGCCTTCCACTCGCTGCGCCTTGGCCGTATATCCGGCAGAAGCTGTACCTTCTACCGTGTTTAACTCTCAGGGGGAAGAAATTCCGGCAACCTACTGCAATCTTGCATATATTGATGTGGATTTCAATTTTGAGCTGCAGGATATTCAGGACATTCGGCCGATCATTCATAGAGAATACAAACCGATTGCCGACTGGTTGACGAGGCCTTTTGACGAAGATTTAATTGACTTTTACGAGCAAGTGAAGGGTTACTCTACCCTTTGGATGAGCCCTGTTGTGTGTGTTCGTCAAGAATATTTAGCTCTTGAAACTTACGGAGTGGAATTAACTTAAATGACTGTAGCGAATCCCAGTTTTAGCGCAAGCGAGTTTGAGCTTCGTAATTATACAAACAAATACCTCTCTCCCGATCAAGCGGAACAAGTATCCCTAACTGAATCCAGGGTTAATGGGCAGTTAGATTTTATTGCTCAGCTGCTAGGTTGGAGCGGAAGTAACTACTGGACTAACCTTCCCGCGACGGTTTCGCAAAAGAGGCAGCTCCTTGGGGGAACCTACGGAGTCTATAACAGTTTCATTCTCCCTCGAGTCCTGTCTGTAAAAACTTGGGAGAATATCGAGGATTTTACTTCGCCTTGGGTAGCGATTGTAGAAATTGAGAAGGACGATCGAATTAAAGCCGGTCAGATTGCTTATCTTGACATTTATGCTTATCCGATTCTCTCTCTAACGGAAACCGCTGCCGGAATGGTTCTCAACTTTGGTGAAGTTGATGATACGTTTTTTACAGAGATCAACAACAACACGCAACTTCGGATTGATATCCCGGGCGCAAGACCGGCTCCCTTTTACAGACCTGAAATCGGAGTCGCTGGTGACAACACTTTCAATTGTAAAGACAATAACGGCTCTCTAACTCTTTTTCCGGGTTACGACACAACTGGCCTGTTCCCTTATCTGTTCCCGATACTTTTTGCAGGCTCATCTTACGCCTTTGATAAGCCCTTATATCTATCTTACTCCGACACTTTGTCTGTAGACGTTTCCCCGACGTACAACGAGGATTCTGAGCGCTGGGTTTTGAGCATTCCCGAAAGTCTTGGGGAGAACTCGCCAGGTGTGACTGCGTTTCTTGTGTGGGCCTATTCAAACAAAACAACGCCTACCAACTCGACTATCCAGGTAAAGATTCAAGATTGGAGTGATCCCTCTGACTGGAACTCTGCGAAAACTTTAGAAAATTTCCTGGGCGCGTGGGGGAACAAAGGAGGCCCTCTCCCGTTCAATCTGGCTTTTGATAGCCTATCTCTGCACGGATTTGATGAAAATAAATCTCTCTTCCTTCCCGTAATTGAGCGCGAACTTCCGTTCAACGAAATTGTTGACATGGTTTACGCGCAAAGGGCAACGGTCGACGCGGCCATCTCGGGGATACTTCCGCCTGGTAAACTGTGGTGGAATAGCGCCACGGGAGTTCTGGCAACTATGTTCGTTCAAGAGGAGAAATGCCCGTTTTGGGCTGAGGTGATTTACCGAGAAGAGCCGGATCAAGAACTTATTCCTGAGATAGTGTTTCCGGATGTAGCAACTTTTGTTGCGAACCAGAGTTTAGTTCCACCTAGCACAATTAGTGTCTTTATTGCCAATATCACAGGACTTTCGTCAGCTGCCAACGTTCTAAACATCGAGGGAACTTTTGCGGGGGCAGGACGAGTGTACCTCTACCGTCAGCCAGATACTCAGTATTGGGTTCCAATTCGGTTTGAGTTTGCTAACGTTTTAGCTTTTGACGTAGGGTGCGTAAACATTCCTTTCAATGTTCCTACCTATATTCTAAATTCAAACGGGTTAGACCCTGCGGGTACGAACTACACTATTGACAATCTTGATATCACTGTTTCCGGAGCTTACAAGACTGTTCTTGCCAAAGAAAATGGGCCAACAACGTGGACCCTTTTCCCAGACTCAATTCTGAAGTTTATCGCCAATAGTTCATTGTTTGGAGGCCCGTTCGAAGGGGAGCTCTGGTGGGATTACGCAAATACCACGCCGGGGAATCGAGGTGCTTTAATGTACTACGATTCTACTTGGGTATCCATCAGTCAGAATGCCTCGCTTTCTTCTCCGCCTGCACCTTTAAATCTAGGGACCGTTCTTTTCTACTGTGACGGGAATCTGTTAACAAACGGAGTCGGTTTACTTACCGACGATTACGAGTTCTCTTACACTTCCGATCCGGTTAACGGTCTTTATACCGTAACCTACCGACCTCTGTCTCTGACTGGAAAAACAAATTTCCCGAAGATCGAAATTTCGGATTCTCTTACATCTTCTTACCAGCTGGACATTTCTTCTATTGTGTTCAGCGGGATTACCTACACGATGTCCCCCAACGTTTACGATGCAGAAACTCCACTTCGGTTGTGGGCAAGTCAGCACCTTCAAGTTGCAAACACAACGGAACTTCTTGATCGAGAAATCTATCAAAACCCGCTTGTAGCCGACCAGAACAATGGCCCTGCCCTTGATAATTGGCAGCGTTTCTTCGTTCGTATGCCGTTAGACTACGGGCGTAACGGAGCAGCTTGGCAGAAGGCAGCACTCATTTGCGAAGATTTTGCATACTATGGTAGCAATATCGAGACCGAAAAGATGAATTGCCCTCCAGAGGCAAGCCTTCCTAAGATTTATGAGGAAGTGGTTCTAGCCAATGACCGAACCGACTACACCTATGTGTATTCTGAGCCGTACCTATATTCTACGGCGATATACGACGACTTTTCGTTTGTAGATGCTTCTTACACTAACGCTGCCGTTCGACCAACTGCAGATGAGAACTACGATGAATTCTCGGAAGCACAGTTTATTGATTACGATCCTCTCCACAGCCGCTCGGTTGATTTTTCAAAGGAAGGATTCGGGAATTGGGAAGGCATATACCTGAACATTAGCGCATGTAACTTCTTATCGGGCTACTACGTAAACGACATCCTTGTTGGAGCGATGGAGCCGATTGAAGCTCCACTCTGGGATGCCAGTATTTACAAGTGTCCCCCAACATGCGACAATCCGTCGAAGACTTACAACGTAGACGCAAACAACTACAAGATTTGCTACGCGTATTTTATAGCTGACGCTTCCTCTGCTGAGGACGGTTTCTTTGATCCGCAAGAAGAAGCAGCCTGGAGAGTTGCTGTCACCCAGCCGGAGACTTTATACCTTCTTCCTTCGAACGGGTAAAACTTTCTAGTACCTAACCAACGTATGGCTACCAGACGACGTAAACCATCGACGCAACCTAAAGTGAACTCACTCGAACCAATGGAAGAAGAACTACCACTCGATCAAGAAGAAGTTAACGAGATTATTCCGGAAGTTCTGGTAATCGAAGAGCCAACGATTGAAGAGCCAAAACCAGCGGAGCCGGTTCAGCCCACAGGAGTTCGCACTCCCCCTCCTCTTTCTCCCCCTCCCAAACGCCATCCGCGAAACATCCCCAAATTTTCGAAACCTCGCAACGGTAATTGAGCATGCATCCACCCAAACTCAGAGCTTCTGAATTTGTGAGTCAGTTTGTTTCAATGCTGAACGCCACTGAGACAAACATGAAATTCGCAGGTCTGCCGAGAGGGACTTTGCGGGGGACAATCGTGGACGTAAATGATCCGCTCAACCGTGGGAGAGTAAAGGTTATTTTCGACGATCATAACACCGATATACCTCAAATCACAGGGGCAACCGGAGAATTCTCAGCTGAGCGGCCTGGGGAACAAGCGGCGCCGTCGCACTGGATTGACACCTCGCCTGCCTTCAAAGGTAAACAACCGAAAGGATTGGTTGGCAAAAGAGTAAACATCGTACCCTCTAGTGGAGAATACCAGTACGCGATCCTTCAGGACGTCCTGTTTGATCCTCAGCTGTTAGCGTCTAAGGCAGAGAAGAAACTCAAAATGCCAGACAACAGCACGATGGTGCGCCTTCCGGTATATCCGGCTGGGAGCCTTCCCCCCGCATCAAAAGAGAATCACGGGTGCACAGTCATTGAAGAAGGTGGTCCGATGAGTTCGGATTGGTTGTGTGTTTGCCTGAAACGAAGTGGCAAGTATATCTGGGTACGCCATGTTGACCTTCAGCACGGTCACGCAGGTGAGAACGACGGTAAGCAGCCCAATGACAGTGGCGGAGACAACGAGAAACCAGTTAACGAACAGTCGGTGTGGGATTTTGTCTTTCCGACTTCAGCCAAAGAGATGCCAAAATCGTCCGCTTACGGAACCTCGCCGCGCTCAAACCCATTTGGCGGAAAAGCTACCTGGAATGCTCCCCCTTAATAACTATGGCAATTCGTCGTCCCAGTATTCAATCGCCCACGTGGCTCTTTCAAGATTTCCTTTACTACGAAGATCCCCCGGTTCAGCTTCGGTATCTTTTGGTGAAGTGGGACGGCGAAGTTTTCGAGCGAGTCTCAGAATCCTTCGACTATAGTAATCCCCCGTACTCAGATGAAGAACAAAGCGGCGGACCAATCGTTGGTCGCATTGATTACACGGTCGACGGTTTTTTCATCACAATCGACTCATGGGAAGTGAACTGGAGGGACGAATGGCCTCTCCGCCAGGCTGCAAATTACCTGCAAAACTGCAAGTATCGACAGTTAGACGGATACGTTATCGAAGTTCCACAAGATGCCTATTCGTTCTGGGTTAGCGAATACTTTCACCCGTTCTCTAACGACCCTCGTACTAACCTTTATAGCTGAGGAAGCTGATGGCTGCGCCTAAGATCAAGGAAATTCTAGTTTCTACGCCAACAACGGTTGTTCTGTATTTTGACGCGCCGCTGGACACAAATGTCCCGGTTCCGCTCACCTCCTTCACCGTAAATTACGGTCAGTACGGGGTGGAAACCATGGTCTATTCCTCGGATGCGATGGTCTCCCTTGGGTTAGATAGCACTCTAACTCCTTGGGATCAAGCTTTCGTCTCATACGAGCCTCCTTTGGACCTAAACCTTTGCCTTCGCGGTCCAATTCCCCCCACGGCGAACGACGTTGTTAAGAAGCGAAACGCCACGCGGGCCTTCTACCGCGTCGCAGCGCGAAACACTCTCGCCCCTGATGAATCCACAGACGGTTCCCGAATTCAGTCTAACTTGGGGCAAACAATCGGTGGATACGGTTTTCCTTATCAGAATCGCTCAGGAAAACTTACAAACAATAAGTCGGATCCACGAAGTGCTTCTCCCGACGATTTCATTGTTGCCTTCGGCCTCAAGGAAGCCATTCAGCTTACAAACATAGACGACGCAGCAGCCACTACAGTAAACGTGGCAAAGCTGAACATGGCGATTCAAGACGCCAACTCCCTGATTGACTCGTATATTGAGCAATCGGGTAAAGCTGGAATGGTGCTGATTACAAGTAATCGCCGGCGCACCGCTTTAACAATCGCTCGTTACTACCTCGATACGGTTCGCCGCAGAGAAGACGTCTACAAGGATTACGACGCCGCTCTGAAGCAGATGCAGGCCGAGATGGGAATGACTGCGATTCGCGCAGGAAATGGTGACTCAGCAGTTGATACTCCGCAGGGAATTATGCGCTCCTGGCGTATTCCCCAACGCTACAACTCGGTTTCCGGCAAGGGTCTTTCAGGCTGGACAACCGACACCGCTGGAGACCAGGCTCCGGATTACCGGGTGGGCTGGGGTGCAATCGGCCAGAACAACGACTTCCCCAACTGGGTTACAGCAAATAACTTCCTTGAACTGGGTGGCACGCTTCAGACCGCCGAGCCGAACGACGCTGGTGGGTGGTATATTGACGGATCAAACACGAATTTCCCGTAAACCATGGAACTTAACACAATATCCCGTATCGAACAATTCATTGTTGACGCTCTTATTGCCTCTCCCTTGATTCCGATCAGCGTGAATGTTCTTCGCCTCGCGGATGCGATCGAAAATGAAGGCGTGGTGCAGCAAACTAACAACATCGTTGTTCGCTACACGGGCTCTTCAAACACGGTTAAGAATCGGATTCCGATGGTTTTCGAAAGAAGTATGAGCTTTGAGCTGAACTTCTCTTGTCAGAACTATCTTACATCTTCTGGTCACGATTTCGCCACTCAGCTTCTTGCTGGCGCTTTCAACACCGTTAATGGCAGTGTTCCCTCCGGTGCGTCAATTCAAGTCATCGAACCATTTACTTGCCAAAGCGAATTATTTACAGGCTTGAGCCCAGAATCTCAGTACACCTACACTCAAACTTACGTTCTGACTGCGGAAGAAACACTTCCCTTTGTCTCTCTTGACCCTTGCGTTCAGCGAGGCGACTGCCGTCAAATCTTCCCAGGACCGAATGTAGAGACCCGTCTTCCCTTGGCTGGTGTCGTGGACTCGGCTAGCGGTGAGATCTATGTTCCATGGTATTTCGGCGATAAACTGCCGTCGGAAGATTATTCCACGGCGTACGGAGTTCGCTGGAGTAACCCTGCGACACAGTCGGGAGATTGGGTATTTGTTTGCGACCCTGACACAGTATTCCTTCCGGATCCGTTGAATCAACCGATTTATCTTCTGAGTAATAACAGCTATACTGAAGATGGTAGGTTAGTTGTAACCGTTTGGGACGCTGAGACCGCTGAGCCCCTTGAAGAAGTCTTCTACACTCCGACCGGAAAGTTCCTGGCAAGGTACGCGATCGAACTGTGGAATGACGTTGCAGGTAAAGCCGACCCGATTTCCGACCGAGCGTCGAAGTATGCTGAGTGGTTTACTGGTATCAATGCCGGTGAGTTTGCCGTTGTTGCCGGGGCATACACCTTCCTTAACATCGACCCACTTAATCCCGAGGCAAAACAACTGTACCTCGAAGGGGGTTCTGTGATCGGAATTGTTCCGGAAACTTTCATTCAGACTCCGAAGGGAAGATTCTACTTTGTAGCGAAATCCCCTCAAGGAAAAGGTTGGATTCTGGAAGATACTTTCCATCTGGCCTCCATTAACTCACTGTGGAAGTTGGGTTGCCTTCCTTGTGAGGGTAATCCTGGTCCCATTGCTCCTTGCTAATGAATTCATCCCAAGAACTTTGGAATAACTACCACACCGCCGTACAACGGGGCGAAATGGAGGAAGCGAAAAAGATCTTGCAAAAGATTATGGCTTACAAGGGGAATCCCCCGCCACCGCGAGGTGGTTGCTCGAAATGTAGAAAGAGGCTTTACTGATGGCTAAATCACGCGAAGACATTATTAAGCAGAAAGAGATTCTGGCCCAAGACACCCTTCTTGTGGCGAAAGATGCTCTGGATCAGCTTGCCAATCAGATGGAAGAGTGCTCCACTCGTGACCTGGTTTCCATCTTTAACAGCGCGATCAAAGCGCACAGAGAAATTACTTCGGACATCGTTTCCCTCACCCAGATTGATTCAAAGAGCGAGCAAGAGCTTGCCGTCGCATACGACGGGAAAGTTGGCGAGCTTCTGAAGAAACTGACGGGGGATTGATATGCGCCCTATCATCACGAAAGCCAGCCAGCTCGAAGAACACAGCTCGTGGAGAAAATACCAGCGAGGCATACGTGAACTAACGCTCATGGAAGCACCACGCATGGTGATTCAAGAGTTTCGATACAAGGCTGCCCGAGATTGCTTCCTTGCTTTTTGTGACATCATGAAGCATGGCGACCTCCAGGTTGCCCCTTTTCACGAGCTGATTGGCTCGGCATTTGAAGATCTTGCTACGAGAAGATACAAGCGATTGATTGTTTCCTGCCCGCCACGATCGGGAAAGTCAATGCTTGCAACCATGTTCCTGGCTTGGCTTCTCGGAAGGGACCAGAAGACTCAGCACGTCATTGCCTCTTACGGTGCGTCCCTCTCCTTCAAATTTCACCGTGAAGTAGTTCACATGATGAAGTCGAAGGAGTTCAAGCGGGTGTTTCCCGAATGGCTTGGATTCTCCCCCGACTCAAAATATGACATGGTCGGCGGAGGTTACATTCTTGCGACATCCGTCGGCGGGGTGCTAACTGGTTTCACCGCCGGAACAACGGATATGGACAGCCCTGGCGTTGGCGCCATGGTGATTGACGACCCGCTGAAATCCTCGGACTCAAAACAAGCACTTGACAACCTTGAGTCTTGGTGGCAAGAGCAGGCATCCACCCGAAGAACCAACCATTACTGCCAGATGGTTATCGCAACTCGTTTCCACGAGAAAGATCTGCACGGCGTTCTGATGGATGGCGATGGTCTCTATGACGAGGTTCACAACCCGTTTGGTTGGCGTTGGATCAATATTGCAGGACTTTGCGAAGACCCCTCTACGGATCCACTTCAGCGTGAAATTGGTGAGTCGCATTGGGCCGAGAACCCGACTTTTTCTGTGCCGATGCTTGAGTCGCAGAAGAAGATCATGGGCAGCTTCAAATTTGCGGCTCTCTATCAAGGCGTTCCCGTTGCCGCAGAAGGGCAGATTGTCAAGAACAGTTGGATCGAAGTTGTAGACGAGGAAGATTGCCCGCCACTTGATGTTGTGTGGCTCGCGGCTGACTGCGCCTTCTCTGAGAAACAGATGGCGGATGAAACGGCGATCTGCGTGGCTGGAATTAGCATGCGAGAGCCAACTGTGATATACATTCGGGAGATCGTAAAGGGTCGATGGGGTTTCCCAGACTTGGTTGAAGCCGTGAAGCAAAACTACACATACTATCAGGCAAAAGTTCTTTGCATTGAAAAAGCTGCTTCCGGTCACTCACTCATTCAAGTTCTTCGAAAGGAAGCAAAAGTTCCGATCGAAGAGATGCGACCGCTGAAGTCGAAGACTACGCGACTTCAAGCCATTTGTCCTTTACTGGAGAACAGCCGAGTTAAACTGGTTCAGGGATACTGGACCGACGCATTTATTAAGGAATTGACCGCATTTCCGTTTGTTCGTCATGACGACAGTACGGATGCTTTTGCTTGGGCGCTCACTTACTATGCGATGAAAATGGACGTTGTTGATCGTGGCCTACAGGAAACGATTATTCAGAACAAACGATTCAAAGGGGATTTACTTCGCGAGGGACTCGGCGATAAGTCAGTCTTTGGGGAAATTCGAACGGGGCGGCAGAAGTTGTTCTCTGGTGACACTGCAATTAACGACCCGGACTACGACGCTTCAACGATGGGTGTCGACGCTCGTTCACCTTTCGTGAGCGGAAGACGGGGTGGAAGAGGTCGGCTCGGTTACGAGTGAAGTTTGGCGATTGGTAACCGCCTAAAAAGTTGCTGTTGTTTACAACAGATTACCATGGCTATTCATCCGACTGACTTTAACAGTGAAATTATGCGTGCCGAGCACGGCACTGTGGTATTGGCAACTTCGCCAATGGCTGACATGTATTTGACAAAAGCAAAGGACAAACAATACAACGTGCCAGACGATCGATACTCCCGATGGTGTGGCGGAAAAGGTGGATTCGATGACTTCGCAGAGCGACTTCATTAGAGAATTGAACGAGTGGGACCAGTGGTGGATGCTGTAGGGTAAAATTCACTGTACGAGTTGCCCTTCCAACCATGACTCGTTCCATTAGTTCTGAAGGGGGTGATAAGGATGTAATCCTGTTAAGCAGCAAAGTGTATGACCTACCCACCGACTGTATCACCCCTTTAAACATGTTAGATTCAAAGACAAAGCGCAAGGCCCGCCGTGCTGAAAATGCCCAGATGCTAGAACAATCCTACCATAAAGGAATGGATGTTATGCCTCCCAAGTTTCTGACTTGGCGGCAAGAAGATCTGTGGAATTCCCTCAAGAAAAACACTGTTACTCTCGCCCATGGCTGCGCCGGAACTGGGAAAACGCTGATTGCGTTGCATTACGGATTGTTTGGTGTCGCCTCAGGCGATTTCGACAAAGTATACTACGTTCGAAGTGACGTAGGTGTTGAATTCCAGCGTGGGCGCGGAGCACTTCCTGGAGACCTTTCCGAGAAGATCGCACCCCTGATTGCGCCTGTTCTTGACAACTTGCCCTGCATCATGAAGTCGCATGGCGCAAGCGAGTACCTGCTGAACAAGAAAATTATCGAGCCTGTTCTCCTGGAAGACATTCGGGGACGGTCGCTCAATGAGGCTTTCATCATTGTGGATGAGGCTCAAAACTTCCTCCCTTCTCAAATCAAAACTGTTCTGACCCGTGTCGGCAAAGATTCGAAGATCCTTCTGATCGGGGATACGAAGCAGACCGATATGGAAGTGTTTCGAAGGGAGAATGGCTTGGTCGACGCTATTCACCGACTACGCCACCTGTCGGAAGTTGGGATTGTAGAGTTCTCGAAAGAGGATATCGTTCGCAACTCCGTTATCGCTCACATCTTAGACCGTTACGAAGACTGATTGCAATGGGAAGTAAGTATCGCTGGTTTGACTTTGCAGGGTCAAAAGGTTATTCAGACGACAATTTGGATGCCCTCTTGGCCGAGGTTAGAGAAAAACCAGCGGCTTCCCTCAAATCAGAGGGTCCAACTGCTTCTGCTATTCGTCAGGCGAACGAAAAAGCCGTTGGTGGAAAGCAGAAAAGATGCTCGATCGGGAAGAAATGTAACGCAACATGTATCCACATTAACGATGACTGTTTAGTGGGCCTGAGCCCCTCTGTTGGGGCTGCCTTGAGCAGAGTTTCCAAGATTCTGTCGGAACAGGTGGAAGGCGGCAGAGTTACTGAAGAGACCGCCGAAGAAGTCGTAGAAAAAGTTAAAGAACTGGAACAATCCCAGACAAAAGCGTTCACAACGTTTAAGAATTTACTTGACTCTGGAAAAGCCACCGACTCAGAAGCAGACGGGGTGGCAAAACTTCTTGTCAGCACTATTATCACCCCTGGCCAAGACCGTAATATTGTTCGCAAGATGAGTTTCGAAGATATCGAGGCTGCACTCAAGCCCGGTAGACTTGAAGCCTTGGAGCAAGCGTATCAGAAATCTTTCAGCGCGGACGGTAAATTCGATCCCTCCCAGAAAGGCGGAATGGGTGACTTGATTAAGTCCACTTTCCTGAAACACGAAATTTCTGATGAGGTTGCCGAAGCCGCCTATTACATGCTCCCCTCGAAAGTTAGATCCGCGATCGACAAAGCGGGGGCAGTGAAGGGAACCGCCGTAATGTACGGGGGCGACGACAGCAATGGAAACCCAACCTTTACTGACAAACCTACACGGGAAAGGGGAATCTTCCTTGTGAAACGGTGGATGGAGCAGGGTGGCCTAGACCCTTACACCGGGAGACCCATCGATATCCGGAACGCGGAACCTGAGCATATGGTTGCGTTTGCCCACGCTCTTGCAAAAGGCGGTGGTGGTGATCAGCCCAGGAATCTTCTTTGGGCGGCGCCTCAACCTAACAACCAGAAGGCGGGGGCGGACGACAACTTCGTCACCTGGAAGAAGAATCTGGAAGAATACCGGGCAATGGGTAAAGACCGTTACGACAACGAAATATACAAACCCGCTTTACAGGAATCGGAGGCAACCAAGGGCAAGAAAGGGGCGGCACCAACCGATTTAGCGAATGCTCTGAGTTCTACTTCTCCTGAAGAGCGTGTGGCTACAACTCGCAAACTTGTAGAGTCATATGGGGATAAAGTTCGCTACTTGGTTCGCGCAGCTGGAGTTGGCTGGCAACACCAGGACCGTGACCTTGACCACAGATTGGGCGGTAAACCAGCCTTTATGAACAATGGCGTTCCCAAACTTCCTGGAACTAACGTTAAGCCGAGTACAGCCGTTCTTATCGCACTATCCGCTATTGACCCAGCTAAACGCGAGTCCCTGAAAGAACGCCTGGAAGAATTACGAAAGGCTCGGATTCTAACTGACTCAGAAGCTTCATCCGTAAGAGGCGACAATGCCGCACGCTTGAGTTTGCAGGGTCAAAAGAGTAAAGAGTATGGGGATAGTCTTGCCTCCCTCTTGAACGAGTTTGTTCCCAATCTCGGATCCTACCTGTAAAATTATGCGTAAAGACACCCGATTCAATCGCCCCGAGCGGCACGAGATTGAGGCCAAACTGAAACCCGGAACTCTGGCGGACGCGCAAGCCCTCGGAGTGTGGAATATGATGCTTCAGGCTGACGACCCCTCGGAAGTCTGTCGGTGGTATCGTTCCTATCGTGACAGCGATCATTGCACCTTGCCTCGACAACAATTGCGTGACATGCGTGACACAATGATCCAGTCAATGCGAGAAACAAACCGTCAAGATTCAAATCCTCGCAAAGAAAAGAAGAAAGGAATTCACTACGACCACCACAACGACGGCCGCATTCGCCCACGATCAGGAGCTTGACATGAACGCACTCGAAGAAATTTCCCAGCATAGAGTTCCCTGTGGCCCGATGACTGTGGCTGCTGCCGGCGTTTGCAGACGGCGTTTGCGCGACTCTTACGATCAACTTCTTGACCGACTAACGCAAGAGATTCACCAGGAGTACACTCCTCCGGAACTTCCCACCGACCACGAGTTTGATAAGCAAGGAAACATCGTTCACAAGGATGAACTTGCCAAGCGTGAGAAAGCTGCGAAGACAATGCAGAAAGGTAAGGAGAAAGCGAAGAAAGAGCGAGAGAAGAACGAGCCACATTCACCAGAGGTCCTGGAAGCGAAGAAAGAAAAGCTTCTGCAGGAAGGCATGATGAAGGCCGAAGTTAAGACGAAATTGAAAGAATATGAGGAAAAATTGATGGGGAACAGCAAAATACTTCAAGACACCTCAGGGAAATTAAAGAAACGTTGAAAAGGGTAAAATAAGGGCAGTTCAACAACAACCGACAAATGAGCAACAGAATTGGAGGCGACTTTGACATGGACGCCGTTGAAGCATTTCGCGATGCTTACGCTTCTCGCTTAATGACTCCTGAAGATCAAGACGTCGATGCTTTCACAGGCTTGCCTGCAGGTGAAATCTCGAACACTTCTCCCTGGATTGAGCATACTGGCCTTTGGCGTTACCCTAGCGGAAAAGGTCCCGATGACGACCTGAAACAACCTTTCAAGCCAGAAACATACTACGACGGTGAGGAAGTCTCCGAGGACGAGGAACTTTCCGAGGAAGAGATTGACACCCTCATTGATGAAATCCTAAACGAAATTAGAACGGAGGGAGACGATGGGTCTGCTGACGAAGACGACGAATAATTTTAATGAGCGGCGCTTTCTGATTCGGAGCCTCGTCATTATCTTCTTAATTCAGTTCGCATCTACTGGCGCGCAATTCGCCAATTGTTTCAAACTTTCAAACAGTTTTGTGGAGGCAGAGCGTACAACTCTAGTCTGCAGCCAAGCGAATGCAAGTTTCTCCGAAACGAGTAAATTGGCGTTAACAACTCTACTGGCGCTTCTGGTTCCCGCAGCTCCCGCAGCTGCCGCTTCTGTGGTCGAGCAAGTAACTCGCCGCCGCAAAAGTAACGAAGAACCTGAGGGTTCCTAATGGCAAAAGCAAGAAAACGTTGCACTCAAGGTAAATCCTGCGCTGCAACGTGTATCAGTAAGAATAAACGGTGTAAGAATGGTTTCCCCTCGAAGATCAACTCTTCTCTTGGGAAGATGAGGGACTATGTTAAAACTCACGGTGTTCACATTGCTGAGCACGGTGCTAAGGGAGTAGTTGCCTGGAAGACCGGGAAAATCCTTGCACCAGCCGTTTCCGGTTTTCTGGAGTCGCACTACGGGATCCCCCGCGAAGCTTCGGCAAAAATTGCAGAAACTGTTATTCAAGCGGTGACTGCAACCGCTTTTGAAGCAAAACATCTTCAAAACGCGGATGGTTTTGTTAAGAAGTTAATCACAGAAACTACCGCAGCCTACCTGGGTAAGACAGCGCACGGGGGGCTTGAAACAGCACTTGACGCAGCAGAAGCTGCTAAATACGTGCAGCTGGCAGCACCCGTATTGGCGGGGGAAGTTACGGGTATAACAACCGCTGTGGTAGGTGGTAAGTTGCCCACCCCCAGAAAGATTGTGCAAGGAATACTCGAAAGGTCGAGAGAAGACACGAATAAACTTCTTGCCCTGGTTAAACCACGAGAGATGGCATTTGCGGAGGAAAACCTCGACGGAGTTGCGGAACTTCTCTCAGATATCGCAGTTGCCGCCCTCTTGTCAATGAAAGGGTAAAAGGAAAGTATTGCCACTACCCCCCTGTATGTACGGATCCCGTCTCGACTTCTCCGACGTTTCGCTTCCTGGCGTGGGCGGTAACATTAACGCCTCGAATGCGATTAGCGTGGACAGGTTGAAAGAGATGAACGCCTCCGGTAAGAAGTGGGCTCCCGACATTACTGGCGGGATGTCACATCACAACGAGGCCGTTCTGAAAATGAACGCTGCCAATCGCGAAAAGCGGGCTAACCTTGTTAACCGCGAGTATTGCGAAAATTGCGATGGCAACAAAGCAATGAAAGAGATTTTTGATCGCAAGAAATCTCGAATGGCCTCCTTCAAGGAGCTCAAGCAAGCTGAGTATGGCTTCGCCGAAGGCGATTCTCAGGACTCGGAGCTTCTTGCTATCCCGCAACCTTTCGCAATGGCTGAGTGCAAATGCGGAGGAACTTGCCCAGTTTGTCGCGATAAAAAGCGCAAAGAAGCTGAGTACCGCGAGTGGAGCACCGAGAAGCGTAAGGAGCTCAAGTCAGGCGGGGTCAAGGGCGAGTTCGCCGGCCCTGAGATGTCTTTCCCGATCTCGAGTCCGGAAGACGTTGCTGCCGCCTGGTCTTCAGTAGGTAGAGGAAAAAATCCTCGTCAAATCATGGCTAACATCATTCGTATCGCGAAGAAACACGGCTGGGAGTCGGGTTTGCCGCAGTCCGTAAAAGACCGTCTAGCCTCAGGTCAATCAGGTCTGCCGGAGTAGTATGGAACCCGTTGCTCTTTTAAGCGTTTTAGCATCCGTTGTCACGACTGTTACCGGAATCGGTTGGGTCCTAGAACGAAATGGAAAGCGAATTGACGAGAGGTTCGGAACGATCATTCGCCACATGGAAAAGATGGAGATGGTTCTTGATAACCTAAGATCAGATCTTCCAATCAAGTACACCCTTCGTGAAGACCACTTGCGTTTATCGGAAAAAGTCGAGGATATCCAGAAAGAGCTAATCGTTTGGAAGAGCACAGACTCATGATGAACCCTGACAATTACGACTGGGAACGGCTCGAGGGCCTTGGTTTCTCAGAGGATGCTCGCGACAGCCTTAAGAAAGCCTGCTGGAAAGGCTATCACGCCATCGGCGTAAAGAAGAAAGGTGGAAGGACGGTTCCAAACTGTGTCCCTCTTGAGTCAAAGCACGGCGAAGGTGACATTGCCACTGCGGAAATGACACCGAACTATCTGCCGAAAGAACCGGGCGAAGGCGACGAAAAGAACCCTCAGATGAACGAGGGAACACCGATTCGGATGCCTCGCATGGAAGTGATCAAAAAAGCAGCTAACAAGAACGGTCAACTCGCCATGCACGCCTCAGTCAACGACTCAACTTATTCCGAAGTTCTTCAGTCAACTGAGAACAATGGCGGAATGATCATCACCCAGCTCCGCGTTGCTCTGGAAAAAATCGAGTCGATGCTCGATATAATCGATCCCGAGGACAATCTGCCCCCATGGGCTGCTACCAAGATCGCAAACGCTGGCGTTGCTTTAGCAAGTGTTGGCGACTACATTCGCTTCGGTGAGGAAGGCTGATGTGGGGCTCTTTCTCTGAGGAAATTCTTGAGCAGTTCTACCGAGACTACGCCGAAAAGGCCAATCTAGCCTGCAACAAACCTAAAGCGGACACACAAGGCGGACACAGCCATGTTGTCAAAGCTTGCTACGGCGGTCAGCAGAAACTAATTCGTTTCGGTCAAGCTGGCGTTAAGGGATCCCCCAAGAAAGAAGGCGAGTCAGAATCCTACAGGAAGAGAAGAGAAGCCTTCAAAGCACGTCACGCAAAGAACATCGCGAAAGGGCCATCTTCAGCCGCATATTGGGCCAACAAAGTTAAGTGGTGAATCCCATGCAAAGCAATTTTAATTTTCCGTCCGTTGACCATCTGGTTGAAGGCGTTCACTACAAGATAGTTGACTGGAACTTCGCCGACGGCCAAGGTTGTCCGGAGGGTGAAAAGATGGTCTTTGGTGTCTGCCGCAAAGTCGGGGGTGGAACCGGGGAAAAAGACTTTGATTCAAGCAAAAAGACCAAACAAGAAGAAGAAGGCGAAGCCGAAGCTAAAAAGCAAGGTTCCGACGTCAAAAGCAACAAACCTGTAATGGTAAACGGTAAGAAGATGGGCTGGGCCGTTAAAAACGGCAAGCCCGTACTTGTTGAGTGGGGTTCGGTCGCTGGTGAAAAGAAAGTGGGACCAAAGCCCCCGAAACCCAGTCAATCCCCGAGGCCAAAGAACGTTCAGCCTCCGGCACCTTCTCAACCCGCTTCAGCTTTAGCGAATCCAAATGCCAGCAAAGCGGCCCGGCAACAGGCCATCAATGAGATTGGTCGCAGAACCCTTGAGAACACTTGATAGGGTAAAAGTATCCATAAAGCCTCCGTCCCGACATGCGGAAAGATTCCATTTCTGATAAGGCTATTGAACAAGCCTACCTAATTTATTCAGAGCGGGGACACCAGATCCTCGATTACTCTCACACACCGACAGATTACGCTCGGGGAACCGTTATGGAGCCTGAGAATACTTCGGTAATTAACTCCCGTTTCGGTGAGCTTCTTCCTGAAAACGTTCGTGACGGCGGAGAATACGACAGCCTTTCCGAGCAAGAGAAATCACTTGATTTGCGTATCGACTCTCTACAAAACGAGATGCGCATTTCCCGCATGCGCGGAAATTTCCAGGGTCTGCAAGCCCAGATGAAGGAAATGCACAGCTTGATCAAAGCTAAAGAGGCTCTTGATGCAAAGCTATCTACTCTTGATCTTGGCCGTAAGCAAATGGCTGACTATGATCGGACTATGGACCAGGATGATTCCTACTCCGAGCAAATTCAGTCCGTTGGAGCCCGTATTGCTGAACTCGAAGCTAAGCTTCAGGAGTACCGGGAGGGCGCACAGTGAAAAAGAGATGCAGCCATAGTAAATCTTGTGGGGCAGGTTGCATAAGCAGTTCAAAATCTTGCCGACTTAATTTCCCCACAGCTGTAAATAACATACTAAATAAAGCTTCAGATCAAGTTGGCGTTGTTGAACTCTACCGAGCTGCCGCTGCAGGCGGAAAGCGAGGAAACGCAGCCCAGTTTGAAAGAATTAGGGGAGAATTACGTCAAGAGCTTGGCAGAAATA